TGATCTTCCCCGAAGTAACCCTGAGAACCTGGTTTGAAGCACCGGCGACACCGGATAACGCGAACACCCTGTATCAGGTGTTGGCCGTCTCCCAGACCGCGGACGCCGCGACCCTGAAAACCGCATACCGCCGCATGGCCCGGCAGTGGCACCCGGACGTATGTCGGGAACCCGGCGCGACACAGGTGTTCCAGGCGATTCAGCACGCGTACGAGGTCTTGAACGATGCAGGTAAACGCGCTCGGTATGACGCGGGGTTGAAGCTGACCGCGACACTGGTACAGAGTCAACATCTGCCGGCCACCGTCGCCAATTCATACCGCGCACCGCTACGTTGCGGCCTCATCATGGCGGAAGGCTCGGAGACCCTGGGTCGGTTCATCGTGAGTCGCATCCTCATGTGGGAAGACATCACCGATGAATACGGCCGCAGCCTCGTGACAAGCTGGCCCGCGGGCGCAGATATGTTCGTCGAGGCGTGGCAATGAGCGTCTATGCCGCTACTCCAGAGTTCGATGCTCTCACGGACGATTTCGCCCGCGCCGGAGCCTACGCCCGCGCCCACGCGCAACCCGAACCGCGACCCGGCACGAACGCCGGGTATTACTGGCCCGACTCCATCCAATCTGACGTATATCGCTACATCGTCGCGCATCCCGGCTGTGGCCGGGCGGAAATCGCCGAAGATTTGCACATCAAGTATACGACTGTCGGCACCTGCACGGCGCGGCTGCAAGCGCAGGGCCGTATCACGACGGCCATTACCGGCGGAATGCACCGCGCCGCTTACTACGCAACGGAGTAACACCATGACTACAGCCCTTGTACCCGGTTCTCTCGGTTCTCTCGCCAAGCAGCAAGGTGTCTCTCTCGCGGAGACCTTTCTAAACGTGGATGCGATCATCCTACTTGACGTATCCGGCAGCATGGTTGCCACGGACGCGCGCGGCGGTCGCAGCCGCTTCGAGATCGCCTGTGAGGAACTGACCCGGCTGCAGGCGACGTTGCCCGGCCAACTCGCCATCATCGAATTTGCGTCGTTTCCGGTATTCCGGCCCGGCGGTCTGCCGGCCAATCCCCACGGTACAACGGACCTGGCTGCCGCACTCAAGTTCGTGCAGGTAGCCGATGTCAGCGACATGCGCTTCATCGTGGTCAGCGACGGCGAACCGGACAATGAAGCAGAAGCGTTGAAGGTTGCCGCTCGGTATCAGGGGCGTATCGACACGATCTATGTCGGGCCGGAGGATGGCGCGGGGCGGGAGTTCCTGAGCCGGCTGGCACAGCGACAGCATGGCAAGTCCGTTCTCGCGGCGCAAGCACACGAATTGGCAGCTCATACCGAGCGGCTGCTGCTCGGAGCCTAACGGGTTATTAGGGGTAGGGGCAGCATGGGCAGCAAGCAGGACGTGGATGGATTCGTGTTACGAACGGCTGCTGACCGAGCACGGTCGGCTGATCGTCTACTGATGGAGGACGGGCATGATCGCAACGTTGGATGTGCTGGCTGCGGTGTACCTCGGCTGGCAACTGCTACGGTTACTGTTAGGGGGTGGCTGATGCTCAAGCGCAGCAATATCACCTGGACGGACTACTCAGGCGGAGATGCGAACTTTGTGATTCGCGGCCGGACGGCGGGCGACTGCGAAGTCTCGCCGGGGTGCGCGAACTGCTATGCGGGCGCGATCCTGCGGCGCAATACGCAGACGCCAGAGCATACCGCGTACTACCCGGACAAGCTGGCGCGGCTGGCGCGCTGGCAACCGCTAGACGCGGATGTGACAACTTATCGTCGGGGGCGCGGCAGTCGGCCTATGGTGTTCGTCTGCGACATGGGCGACCTGTTCCATGAGGCCGTGCCGGACTGGTTCATTCTCGACGCGCTGGGGGCAATGGCTTATCGGGGCGACGTGGATTGGCAAGTGTTGACCAAGCGCCCCGCGCGCATGGCTGACATCGTGCGTATGTATGGCGGCTGGCCGGCGAACGTCTGGGCAGGGGTGACGGTCGAAGATCAGACCCGCGCCGATGAGCGTATCCCGTTGCTGCTCAAAGTTCCGGCGCAGGTGCGGCTGCTTTCGTGCGAGCCGCTGCTGGGGCCGCTGGATCTGACTCATATTCCGTACCAGGGCGACACCGCCTATCTGCTTGACGTGCTGCGCGGCGAGTACGGTAACGGCAACGGTGGCACGTCTTTCTGTTTCGGTATGAGTTCTCTGAAGCCGGTCAATTGGGTCATCGTTGGCGGCGAGTCCGGCCCGCGGCGGCGGGCGTTTGACGTGACATGGGCGCGGGTGCTGCGCGACCAGTGCCAAGCTGCGGGTGTGGCGTTCTTCTACAAGCAAGGCACAGCACTCAGACCGGGGCAAGACAACTTTCTCGACGGGCGGCTGTGGCAGCAGTTTCCGCGAGGAGGTGGCAAGTGAACGCACAACTGGAGGAAGCGCAGGGCGCATGAAACCGGGCTACACCTACGAGTACGTGCAATGCGCCAGGTGCGGCCTGTGGGTTGCCGCACACTGGCTGGTGCGTCATCGCAAGAGCGGCTGTCAGAAGGGCGGACGAATAGAACGCCCACACGGAACCTAACGGCCCTTACCGAAAGGAGACATTACATGCGTGAACCGTACACCATCGACCGGCAACACCCGTCGCCGGGGTTTCACGAAAGTTTGGCGGTCCTGGGCCTGCTGTTCGCACTGTGCGGCATGGCCTGTCTGTGGCTGCTGCCCGCGGGCGTCGGGATTGTCGGCATCATCCTCTGCGCAGAGGTGTTCGCGCTGCCCGTGGCGCTCATCCTACGCAGCGAGGACAGTATGCAGGGCGGCACGGTCGTGCCGGGTGAGTGGCTGGACGCGCAGCGCGACCGGGGCGCGTGATGTACCGGCTACACCGTGACCCGCGTGCCGGGGGTATCGACCTCTATACGGGGGGCGACATTGCGCGGCTGCTGGAAGGGCTGGCGGTGTTGACTGCCGACCTACCCGCCAGCGAACAGCGCGGCGCACTCAAGTTGCTGACGGCTATCTGCCGGGTGTTGGGACTGGTGATCGAGACCACAAAAGGGGTAGACAATGGCTGATTACCTGTGGCTGCTCGTGCCGGTCCCGATGCTGCTGCTCGTGGCCTTCCGTGAGTGGCTGCGCCGGATGGAACGCCGGATCGACGCCGCGAACCGTGACCAGCTCGCGGCGCTGGAACGTTACTCCGCAGAACTGGCTTACGACGAAGAGCGATCCGCACAACTGCGCTCGATACTGACGCAGGTTGCTAACCGATACGAGGTCCAATGAAAGAGTACAACAGCAGCCAGCCGCAACAGGAAAGCGCCGAACCGTTCCGCGCGTTGACCGTATCATCTGACGCCGGGGTGCCGTTCGCGTGGGCTATCATCAGCGGCGCGCTCGTGGGTGCCATCATCGTTCTGCTCGCGCTACTGTTCCGGCTCGACGAACTCCTGGATACGCGCGGCTGGCTGCTGTTGTTTGGGATTCCGTGTCTCATCACGACGCTGGCTGTGTGGGCGTGGGGTATCCGTACCGTTATCAATTCCACCATCCAAAAGCTTGAAACGATCTGGGGTGTCGATCTACCCGGCGGCGGTGAACCTGAACGGCCGCACATGGTCACAGTGAATACAGGTAAATCCTTGAGTAAGGTAGAGGAAGAGAAAGCCCGGATGCTGAAGTTCGTGGACATGCTGTACCTGCATGGCACGGGTTATCGGACACTCCGAGATACGGGCTTCACCGACGCGGAGATTGAATATCGAATGCGGACACTCAGACAGCCGAACATCGGGATCGTCGGGTGGAAGAACCAGAACGACCACAAGCAAGGCGTGCGCTTGCTCAAAACCCACGATGAGGCGCGGGCTATCGTTGCCACTGCGCTGTTCCTCGAACCGGCGAAAATGCGTAAGTAAACCCCTACTCCTACCTGTCTGTGGTCAAAATCTGCTGTTTGACAGCCGACACACACGACACACGGCGGGGGAGGGGGTAGGAATCGACATAAGTTAGGCGGCACACATGAAAATCACAGTACAAGTCACATTGGATGGCAGGGTGTTGATTTGGCACGGCGCGGCGTGTATCGAGCTGGACGCGGACGGACTCCGCGCGTTGCTCGGTATGCTGAGGCGGGCGATTGAGAATCGGCAGGCGTACATACCATGACCACGACCCAACAAGCTACCCAATGGCTGACCGAACTGCAAGCGAAACTCAGCACTGCCGGCGTCGCATCGTCGGACGTGGATGTCATCGCACAAGCGTATCCCGACGCCGATCCTGACGCCTTTCTCGCCGGGCTGGAATGGGTCGCGCAGACGACGGCTTCCGGCACGGTCAGCAATACGACTCTGCCGGCCGCGGAACCGTGGGCTACGATTGCCGCGGCTATGTCAGTCGCGCCAGTCGGAGACCTCGACATTGCCTTTATGACGGCAATTGCCGACCTGTCCAGCCCGTTGCAAAGCGCGCTCAATGCCGCAGTGCTGGCCCGCGCCCAAGCATTGCAGGCGCAAACGAACAAGCAGGTGGCGCGCAAACGCAAAGTCCTCAGTGCGGAGTACATCGCAACGCTGGCTGAACTCGGCTACATCTTCCGCATGAACCAGCTTAACGACATGGTGGAAGTCTGTGTCAACGGAACATGGACGTATATCTCGGACCCATTGGCTAAGAAACTCCGTCGCCAGATGCGCGACCGGGGCTTCGAGTTCGTGAACGTGATGGAGGATGCTTACGTGGCAGAAGCTTACGACGCTCGGTATCACCCGGTACACCAGTATCTCGACGGATTGCAATATGACGGCGAAGACCACATCGCACGGCTCGCGTCTTACTTCCAGGACGAAGACAACGCCTTTCCGGTGTTCCTGCGCCGCTGGCTGATTGGCGCGGTCGCAAAGGCGCGCGGCCCGGCCCAGAACCGGGTGCTGGTACTGGACGGCGCGCAGAATCTGGGCAAGAGTTATTTCGTCAAGTGGCTCGGCTCGGTATTGCCGGAGTGCTACATCGAAGCCAGCATTGACCCGAACGATAAGGACGTGCGCATTCGGCTCGCGTCGAAGTGGATTTGGGAAGTATCAGAGTTCGGCAACACAACGCGCAAGGCGGACCGCGAGGCGCTGAAGAACTTCATCACGCTACATAACGTAGTCGAGCGCAAGCCCTACGGTATGTTTGACATGGTGAAGCCGGCGCTCGCCTCCTTCATCGGCACGTTCAACAACGAATCTGGCGTGCTGAATGACCCGACCGGCAACCGCCGCTTTATGATTGTCGGTCTCACAGGCATCAATTGGGCCTATTCGACCGACATTGACCCACATCAGGTTTGGGCCGAAGCCAACGCCGCGTATCTGGCCGGTGAGACCTGGAATCTGACACAGGACGAAGTAGAGCTGGCGAACAAGATCAACGAACGCTATGAGATGGACGACCCGCTAGACGGCCTGCTGAAACGCTACTTCCGCTGCGACGGCACGAACGCAACATGGACGGCCACTGAAGAAATCCTGACGACGCTGGAAGCCAACGGGTTGCGCGGCGGCTCGACCCGGCAGAACAGCATGGCGCTTGGCGCGGTGATGACCAAGCTCGGCCGCAAGCGCGCCAAGCGGCGCAACAAGAACGGTCAAATGGTCTGGGGTTATGTCGGAATTGAGCGCATATGATCCCAATGATACCAACCTATACCATCCTTCTATTAAACGAGCCACCTATAAAGAGTTAATTAATTAATGTGTATAGCTACATTAATGCAAGGATGGTATAGGTTGGTATCATTGGTATCAGGCAAGGCAGCGGACATGGAACCACTGGATACGGCACAACAGTTTTACAGCCTGGGGGTTGCGACGATCCCCTTGCAATATCGCGAGAAGAAACCGCTGGATGGTTGGTCTTGGAAGCCCTACCAGACCCAACTACCTACTCCGGCGGATTTGATGACGTGGTTTGCGACGCCTCACAATATCGGCGTCGTCACTGGTTGGCGCGGGCTGACGGTGATTGACTTCGACGAACATGCGCGCTACATGATCTGGCAACGTTGGGCTGCGAAGCAAGGCCGGCTATCCCTGGCGAATCGGGTCGCGCGCACAGCATACCGAGTGTCCACCTCGCGCGGCGTGCATGTCTACGTCTGGACAGCGACACCGGAGCGCAACCGTAAACTGCCGGGCATCGACATAAAGGCGCGCAACGGGTACGTGCTCGGTGAAGGCTCGATCCACCCATCTGGCGCGCCATACAAGGCGCTGCAGCCCGGTATGATTATCCCCACGGTACAGACCCTTTCCGACATCCTACCTCCGAACCTGCTGATTCAAGCCGAACAACCGCAGCACGTTGTCCCCCCCGTCATACCGAGCGCCAGTATCACGGACCCCTGGCAGATGCTTGACCAGGGCATTGCCATCACCGGGCAACTTGTCGAGCGCATCAAAAAGCACTGGGCCTTGACTGACTTCCTCAGTCATACCGAGCGTACCAGTGCCGACGGCCGCTGGCTGCGCTGTCCGTGTCCGTTACATGACGACGCGGATCCATCCTTCTGGATTGACACGCGCGACCAGGTGTGTGGCTGTTTCGCCGGCTGCACCTCGAAACCCCTGGACGTGATCAACCTGTATGCCCGGCTGTGCGGCCTGAACAATCGGGAGGCCATCTTCCAGCTTGCCCGGTTGCTGCCATAGGAGTCAGGATGCCAACAACGATACCAGAGACCCCCACGGAACGCGCCGCAGTTGTGGTGTTTTGGCTGGTAATGGGTGTGCCGCTGACCACCCGCAAGATTGTTCAGATTACAGGACTCAGCATGACGGGCGCATTGCTGCTGATGTATCGTATCAGTCGGGTGATTCCCATCTTTCAGGATGACAAAGGGATTTGGCAACTTTATCCTGAAAATAACAGGGCGTCATGTGGGCCGTGATATTCTGACGCTAGGGAGAATAGATATGTCGTTGAATCGCCGTCAAGAAGAGTTCGTGACCGAATACCTCAATTGCTGGAACGCAAGTGAGGCGGCGCGGCGCGCAGGCTATTCTACGAAGACGGCTCCGTTCATTGGCGCTGAAAACCTTAAGAAACCCCAAATCGCCGCTGAGATTGAACGGCGCATCGCTGAGAGGCAAATCAAACCGGCGGAAGTGCTGGAACGCCTCGGAGAACAGGCGCGCAGCGACATTGGCGAGTTCTTCATGGCCGTGGAACGCTGGACGCGCGCCCCTTTACCGAGTGACAACATCATTGACGAACGTGAGGTCGCAGACGCGAAGGGCAATCCTGTACGGGAGTATCTGGCACAGCGCGTCGTGTTGGACTTGAGCAAGCTCAAAGACCCGCGCTTTTCGCGGCTGGTCAAGAAGTTCAGCGACACGCGCAACGGGGTGAACGTGGAATTGTACGACGCGCAACGGGCACAGGAGTTATTGGGTAAGGCGCTCGGAGTGTTGCGCGACAATGTGACTGTGAACCAGGAAGGTTCACTTGAGATTGTAACCCGCGTCGTGAGGAAAGATGACGCTGCGCGTTGATGTGCATGAAGCGCAACAAGCGTTTCTGGACAGTGAGGCATTGTACCGGGGCTTCGTGGGCGGTCGGGGTTGCGGCAAAAGTTTTGTGGGCGCGCTAGACCTCCTGTTGCGCGCCAAAGATGACCGGTTGTATGGCGTCTACGCGCCCACATATCCGATGCTGCGAGATTCGTCCTGGCGCAGCTTTTTGGATATGGCCGGGCAAATGCGCTTTATCCGCAAGTACAATCAGACGGAGATGCGCGTCACGCTCGGTAACGGGGCAGAGGTTATTTTCAGGTCCGTTGACAATCCTGAGCGTGCCCGAGGTCCAAATCTTAGCGGCGCATGGCTCGATGAGGCCAGCTTAATGCACCAGGACGCTTACACCATCATCATTGCCTGTCTGCGCGAAGGCGGCGAACAGGGCTGGCTTAGTGCGACGTTTACGCCTCGGGGTCGGCAGCACTGGACGTATGACACGTTCGGCTGTGGCAAGCCGAATACGGCGCTCTTCCATGCCAAGACTGGCGACAACCCCTTCCTACCGAGCGACTTCGCGGACACGCTGCGCGCGCAGTATCCCAGCCAGTTTGCCAAGCAGGAACTCGAAGGCGAGTTCGTCGAGCTGGCCGGTAACGTCTTCCGCCGGGACTGGTTTCGCATTGTCGAAGCGGCGCCTGATGGCTTGCGTTGGGTGCGGTATTGGGACTTGGCTGCGTCGGTGAAGGAGTCGGCCGACTACACCGCGTCTGTGGCGTGCGCGCTCGGTACAGACGGCGTACTGTACCTCCGTGACATGGTACGGGGCAAATGGGAATGGCCGGACCAGGAGCGCATCATCGTGCAGACGGCGCTTGCCGAGCCGAACACGACCCACGGCATTGAGAAGGCGCTACACGGTATCGCGGCGCTGCAGACGCTCATGCGGCGGCGGGATCTCCTGCGCACGACCATCAAAGGCATTGATGTTGACCGGGACAAGTTGTCGAGGGCGCTGCCTCTGTCGGCTCGCGCGGAGCAAGGTAAGGTAGTTCTAGTCCGTGGGCAATGGATACCGAGCTTCCTGGACGAACTGACGGCGTTTTCCGGCGACGGCAAGACGCATGACGACCAGGTGGATACGGCGTCCGGCGGGCTGGCAATGCTGGCCGGACGGCCTAGAAAGTTGGTTACGTGGTGATATGGCGACAACCGTGGCGCAGCGAGGGCGGCGCGTTGATACAGAGTAGGCGCAGCCCGAGAGTGTGTTGGCCGACCGTAAACGGCGTCAACAAGGGCAGCCGAGCGACCTGGCCGCCACGGTTTAGCATAAGTGAGGCAACATGATTGACGACTTGAAATGGGTGCTCGATACCCTGACCGTAAGGGCGCTGGATTACACGACCTATTACGACTACTACAACGGCGCGCACAAGCTGTCGTTTGCAACCGACAAGTTCAGGAGTGCGTTCGGCTCGTTACTCAAGGCGTTTGCGGACAACCTGTGTCCGGCGGTTGTGGATACGGTCGCTGACAGACTACAGGTGACGGGTTTTGCGCCGGAGAAAGCCGCAGACGAAACGTCTGCCGATGCTGCGTGGGACATCTGGCGCGCGAATCGCATGGACAGACGTTCGGGTGAAGTGCATCTTGAGGCGTTGCGCTCCGGCGATGCCTACCTGATTGTCTGGCCGGAGGAAGGTTGGGGGCCGCGCCTGTACCCGAACAGCGGCTCGGCGTGCTGCGTCGAATACGATACCGAGCGGCCGGGCGAAGTCATCAAAGCTGGCAAAGTGTGGTTGGACAACGCGCAACGCTGGCGCCTGAATCTGTACTACCGGGACCGGATTGAGAAATACGCGACTCTGCCGCCTTCGTACACGGAGACCAGCTATGCGCCGCCGATGCCTACCAGTTCCGGTGCGTTCCAGCCCTTCGAGGTGCCGGGCGAACCGTGGCCGTTGCCGAACCCCTATGATACGGTCCCGGTGTTTCACTTCGCGAATAATGCCACGACGGGCGCGCTCGGTAGGTCGGAGCTGGCAGACGTGGTTGCACTGCAAGACGCGCTGAACAAGTCGGTTGCCGACATGCTGGTAGCAATGGAGTTCGTCGCGTTGCCGCAGAGATGGGTAACGGGTATTGAGGTTGACATTGACGAAACGACGGGGTTGCCGCGCGCGCCGTTCGTGCCGGGCGCGGATCGGATATGGACAGTCGGCGCGCCGGATGCGCGGTTCGGGCAGTTCGAGGCGGTGAACCTGACGCAGTTCATTGACGTGCAGAACTCGTTTCGCATGGAGGTTGCGCGGGTATCCCGAACCCCGTTGCACCATCTCATGCCGACCGGGGAATACCCCTCCGGGGAAGCGATGAAGACGGCGGAAGAGCCGCTTTTGGCGAAGGTCCGGGACCGGCAAATCGCGTGGGGCAACGTCTGGGAGGACGCGCTGACGCTGGCGCTGCGTATGGCCGGCGTCGAAGGCGCGGAACTGTCGTGCAACTGGCTGGACCCGACACCCCGGAATACGCGGTCGTTTGTCGAAGTGTTGCTTCTCAAACAGCAGCTCGGCGTGTCGCAACAGCAGTTGCTTCGCGAGGCCGGATACTCCGAGTCGGAGATTGAAGCCATGCAAGCTGAGAAGCAGGCGGCACAGGAGGCGTTGGGCGAACAGCTTTTGACCGCGTTTGAACGGGGAGACCCACCGGCCCCGCAGCAGCGTAATACCGAGCGGCAGTAGTGCATACCGTTATCGCCTTCCTCAACGACTTGCACGTCGGACACCCGTTCGCCGTCTGCCCGGCAACCTGGACGCTGCATGACGGCAACCCATTTACGCCGAATCCATTGCAGCATATCATTCGCCGTCACTGGCTGGACTGTTGGGATTGGATACACGACCTCCGACAAGGAGGTCGTTTGGTTGTGGTGACGGTGGGCGACCTCATCGAAGGGTTGCACCATGACACGACACAAGTGATTACGTCACGGATTGACACACAGGAAGACATGGCCGTCGGCGTGCTGGAAGAGGGACTGGCGCGCGTCAATTTCACCCGCGGCGACAAGATGCGCTGGATAACGGGCAGTCCCGCACATGATGGTCCGGGTGCGGCGAGTGTCGAGCGTATCGCGCGCCGGGTGATGGACGATACCAGTGATGGCCGGCTATCGCAGGACCGTTGGCGCGGGCGGGTAGATGGCGTGCTCTTCGACGTGGCGCATCATCCGGGCGCGGGGCCGGGGTCCAGAGCCTGGCTGTACGGCAACGCTTTTCAGGGCTGGTTACGTTCCCTGTACTTCACGGCGCTGGAAGCTGGTTCGCCCGTTGCTCGGTATGTCATGCGCGCCCACCGGCATACGTTCATGCGGCGCACGGTCGAATCGTACACCGGTGATACGGTGATGACGGGCTTTCTGTTGCCCGGCTTCAAGTTGAAAGACGAATATGTGTATCTGCGTGCGGCGGACGCACTCAGCAGTATCGGCATGGTGGCCGTCGTGATTCGGGATGGCTGCGCGGTGGATATGTGGAAGACCATCCCGGTGGAACAAGACCCGGTGGAGGAACTGTGACGCTAACCGAAGCAGAACGGGTACTCGATTTGATTGCCTCACGGTACGAGGTGTTGCCCTATGACCCGGAACGTGATGTCGTGATTACCGACCTCGCGAACAAAATGCACATCTCCTATGCGCAGGCGCAAGTGCATCTGGAGGCGGAGGTTGCCGCCGGCCGGATGCTGAAGAGGCATTGTAATGTGCGCGGCACCTCTCGCAACGTTTACCGAGCGGTATAACCCGCTGGAGTGGCCGTTCTGCGCGAAGGGGCGTGCGGTGACGACTGCCGACACGCTGAACGTGCGCGCGGAGCCGGGCGTTACATTCGGGATCGTGGGGAAGTTCGCGCGCGGCACGTCTGTGACCGTGTGGGCCGTCCTGGGTGACTGGTATCTCGTGCAAGACGTTACGGGTGTAACGGGCTGGTGTAGCTCGGTATGGTTGCGGGTGGAAGGGGAACTGATAGCATGAGTCCTGTGCCCCGGAGCCGGTTGCACAATCTCGGCAGTGACCTGCAGGATGCGGCGGCGCGCTTCCATCGGGACATTATGCGGGAGGAGGTTGCCGCGACATCTCGGCTGTTGCGCGCCTATGGCACGGCATGGCACAGGTTTCAGGGGGAACTCGATAAGCTCTTGGAACTGTACCAGGCGGAACAGGCTTTTGCACTGGCACAAGGGGTTGAATTCGTGCCAAGCCAGTTCGTGACGTTTCAGGCCGAACGGTTGCGGTCTCTGCGTCGCCAGCTCGAAGGTGAGGTTGTCCGCCTCGCCGCGCTTGCCGATGTCGAAACCCGCATGGCGCAGCGGGCCGTCATTGCGGCGGCACAGGAACAGACGCTTGAGTATGTCCAGATGCAACTTGCGGAGTTGGACCCTGGCTTGCGGACGACGTTCGCCAAGTTGCCGAAGCGGGCCTTTGAAGACCTGATAGGCTATACCGGGGCCGGTTCACCGCTACAACTTCTCTTTGCCAGTCTGCCGGCGCGTATCGGGCCGCTACTGGAACAAGCCTTACTCGAAGGTCTGTTACTCGGGCAGAATCCGCGCGACATTGCGCGGGCGGTACGCGCGGTCGCAGGCGGCAATCTCGCACGCCTGCTCACGATTGCCAGAACCGAGATCAACCGGGCGCAACGTGAGGCGGCACACCGCAACTACCAGGCCAACACGGACATCATCGGCGGCTGGATATGGATGTCGGCACACTCGCCACGCACATGCGCGGCGTGCTGGGCGTTGCACGGCACGGTACATCCGGTCACAGAACGCATGGCGGATCATCCTAACGGCCGCTGCGCGCCAGCGCCGTTGACGAAGACATGGCGGGAACTCGGTATTGACCTCGACGAAGAGTTCACGCCGATTGAGAATGGGGTGGCGCGTTTTGCCCTGCTGAAACCGGAACAGCAAATCAAGATACTCGGACCCGCTGCTTACCGAGCATACAAGGCTGGCAAGGTGCGGCTCGAGGACTTCATAGGGATTCGGTATTCGTCGCAATGGGGTGCGACGCACTACGCGCGGAGCCTCAAGGAGATATTGGGCGCGGAACAGGCAGGCGAGTTCTACGGGTAGTTTTCCCCCACCGATGTGACATAAAAAAAGCCGTGATTGCGCACGGCTTTTTTGTTGGGCGGCGTGCGGATAGGTGACAGCACTGCACTATGTATAGCGTATGATGGTGGCAGCATGTTTGGCACAGAAGGAGTGCGTTATGTTGAGGCACGACTGGCGCGGCGGGATGCTGCGCAAATCGGATAGCGGGGCTGGCGCGGGCGGGATGTCTGGCGACGGCTCCGGGGGACAGCCGGACGGTGAGACGCCGCCGGAGGTTCTCACGTTTGAGACGTGGTACGGCAAGCTGGACGCGCAGCAACGGGGCCTGTTTGACGAGCATGTCAGCGGCTTGAAGACAGCCCTCGCTACTGAGCGCCAGAACCGCGCCGATCTCTCCAAGCAGATCAAAGACCTGGCCGCGAAAGCTGAGAAGGGGTCCGAGCTTGAGAAGCAGCTTACGGACGCCTCGCAGCGGTTGGAGGTTGCGGAACGCCGGGCGGCTTTTGCCGAGGAAGCCAGCCGGCCGGATGTGGCCTGCTCCAACGTCAAGGCGGCCTATGCGCTGGCTGTGGCCGAACAGCTTTTCGACCGGCACGGCCGGCCGGACTGGAATGCGCTCAAGATCACGGCTCCTGAGTTGTTCCGCAAGCCGACTGTCGGCAGTGCGGACGGCGGGGCCGGGACGAACCAGGGGCCGAAGCTGGACATGAACACACTTATTCGCCGGGCAGCCGGACGCGGCTAATTTGAAGGTTTGACACTATGCGGGTTGACTCTGCCACGTTCAGACGGCCAAGAAAGAGCATCTTCAATAGGCCATCCCCAATTGAGACGATTGAGGATTGTACCTTTCGAGATGCCTGTTTCCTTCGCCCACTGAGCAATGGTCTGAGTTTTACCGTTCCATGTCAGAAAGCGGTTAGCGCGTCGGTTGTTGTCTTGCGTCTCGCGAGTGGCCCAGCGGCAATTGTCCGGTCTGTAGTTACCGTTGGGGTTGATGCGATCAAGCGAGTATTCAGGTCCGGGCCTTTCTCCCATGTCGGAGAGAAAGTTCTCGAAACTGTGAAGCCAGCGGTCGCAAACGGTGATACCACGACCACCGTAGTACGGATAACCGATGTTGGACTTGGTATAACAACGAGACTTCATCGCGATCCAAGTTCTGTGTTCTGGGGTTCCTGTACGGTTGTGAGTCGTGATTGTATCAATTTGCAGACAACCGCAACTGCGAGACTTGCCTTGTACAAGGTTGGTCGATGCGCAGACACATTCATTGCCGCAATCACAGCGACAATGCCATTGTACACGATGCGTGCGCCCTCTAGGTTGATCTGGGCCACGTCCGATGACTGTTAGGCGTCCGAATCGCTTACCGGTCAAGTCTACGAGTCTCATGAGTGCCTCCAACACTATCTAACTGTTGTAAGGCATTATAACTGAGAAAGTGAGGAAAAGCAAGTGCCATTCTCGAATGTCATTTCCCGAACCGACGCAGCCGCGTTGATTCAGCCGGAAATCGCGACCGAGATCATGAAGAATGTCGCGACGATGAATCCGATC